ATGGTCCTTCCCAAATTTTGAGACGGACTCTGATAACAAAGTGAAGAACATTCACTGGAGATATACAGCAGTTGACGGAGAGTACTCTGCATCTATGTATGGATCTTGTGCAGGTTCTGAAGGTATGGATTTTGATGCTATGACTAAAGAAAGTGCAACTGCCTGCGTATTAGAAATGTCTGATACAACGGAAGCTGATATGCAATCAAACTTATCTGCACAAATCGAAAGTCAAAAAGCACCAGAACTTACTTCGAAAACTAAAGACTGGTAGTAATCTACCATGTTTTTCGGCACTACTACCTTTTCCCAAGCACCGTTTTCGGATATAGGTATAGCCGATGCAAACGTGGCTGTAACTGGCTCACGAGTTAATACAACAATTGGTAATGTAGTTGTTGTTGGTAACTCATTAGTCTTACCAAATGGTAATAGATATAATCTATCTACAGGAACAGTCACTGTTAAAGAAGGTGCTAATGTACCGGTCACAGGTAATCAATATAATTTAGGAACAGGCGCTGTTACATTCTCTATTAGTGGGACTGTTATTCCAACTGGTAGTAGACTTAATGCAGCAATAGGTAATGTAACCGTTGCAGCAGGTGCAGTATTATCAGTAACAGGTAATCAATTTAATTTTTCTACTGGTAGTCCAACTGTAGTTGCAAATGCACTTGTTGCAGCAACAGGTAATCAATTAAATATTGCAACAGGTACAGTTACTGCAGCAGCAGGGGCCACGGCTCAAGTAACAGGAAACAGATTTAATACATCAATAGGTAATGTAACCGTAACCGGTAAAGCAGTTGTTTTACCAAATGGTAATCAATTAAATATTGGAACAGGTACAGTTACAATTGCAGCTGCTGCAAACTTCTCAGTTACAGGTAATAGAGTTAATTTATCAATTGGTAATGCAACTGTTAAAGCAAATGCAACAGCAATTATAACAGGTAATAGATACAACTTAGCTACTGGATCAGTGACAATTGTTGCAAAAGCAGGTATAGCTGTAACAGGAAGCGGTCTTGCTATAGGAACTACTGAACCAAACATTAGATTATGGAATCCTATTGATCCTAATGTAGCACAAACTTGGACAACAATATCAACACCGTAAGGATAAATTATGTTTTTTGGAACTACTACATTTGCACAAACAACTTTTTCAGACATTGGAAGTAGCACTGTTAGTCCTACAGTCATAGTATCTGGTAACCGGTTAAACATATCTATAGGTAATATAGCAACGATTCCGAATCAATTAATAGTGCCAACAGGAGTACAATTTAATGTTGCAACTAACCCTGTAAGTGTTATAACATGGAATCCAATACCCCCAGGGGTTAATCAAGTTTGGGTCCCGGTTGACCCTGACGCATAAGGAGAATTATGGCATCAAGTACATCAAGTGATTTAAAACTAGAATTAATAACAACAGGTGAAAAAGCAGGTACCTGGGGTACAATTACTAATACAAACTTACAAATTTTAGAACAAGCAGCATCAGGATACTTTACTCAAAGTATTGCATCAGCTGATCTAGCTTTAGCACTTTCAACATTTGCCGTATCAAATGGTAAAAATTTATATTACAAATTTACAGGAACACTAGCAGCTAACAGAACAGTTACTATGCCAGATAGTGCTGAAAGAGTTTTTATAGTAGAAGATGCAACTACAAGAAATCCTTCTACAACTACTTTTACTTTAACAGTTAAAACAGTTTCAGGAACAGGTGTAACTATCCCTGTAGGTGCTAAAATGGTTTTATATTCTGATGGAACTAACATAAGTCCTGGTCCAATAACCAAGGGTTATTATACAATACCAGCTGCTTACACTGCAGTTAATGGTGATCAATTATTAATTAATACAACAGGTACTGGTGGGGGTTTAAATGCTCCGGTTACAGTAACATTACCAGCTTCACCTGCAATAGGAAATGAAGTTACATTCATTGATAGTGGAAATGGTTTTAATTCTAACAACTTAACTATCAATAGAAATAGTCAACCTATTTTAGGAAATGCCGCTAATTTAACAGTATCCGCAAATGGAGCTGCATTTACTTTGGTATATGTAAACTCTACAAGAGGCTGGATCTATAAAGACAACATATAGGACCACGGATCATGGCTCTAATTGACTTTAAAGTCTTACCGGGAATCGATAAACAAGACACCGAATCAGGTGCAGAAAATAGATGGGTCGATTGTGATAATACAAGATTTAGATATGGACTACCTGAAAAAGTTGGTGGTTGGTCTTCATTAGTTTCTGATACTATTGTTAGTGTTGCAAGACGTGAATTTGCATTTGTTGATTTAGATGGAAACAAATATGTTGCAATAGGAACGGATAAGTTTTTACTTATATATTTTGAAGGACAATTATATGATATTACTCCAATTAAATCTACTATTTCAAGTATTACCATGTCTGCTCAAGATGCAACACAAGAAGTATCTTTAACATTTTCTTCAGCACATAATTTACAATCAGGTGATATTATTTTATTAGATAATGTAACAGTAACCAAGTGTATAGGTTTAACAGATGCTGCTTTTGAAGATAAATTATTTCAAGTAACAAGAATTACAAACTCATTAATTGCAATCGTAACTGGAACACAAACTACAACGGGTGCTGCAGGTGGTGGATCGTGTGATGTTATTCCTTATGAACCTGTCGGTCCTGCTGCACAGTCTTATGGTTATGGTTGGGGTATATCAGAATGGGATGGTGTAGTTTCAAGTGCTGTAACAACAACTTTAAATGGAACACTAGGTGACAATACTAGTGGTACATCAGGATCAACAATTGCTTTAACATCTGCTACAGGTTTTCCAACAACTGGTAGAATACAAATTGGAACAGAATTAATTTCTTATACAGGTGTATCAACAAATAATTTAACAGGTATTACAAGAGCTGTTGATGGTTCGACAAGAGCTGCACACTCAAGTGGTACAACTGTAACTAATGCTGCAGACTTTGTTGACTGGGGTGAAGCCTCTTCTGCATCTGTAGTAACTCTTGAACCAGGGTTATGGTCACTAAGTAATTTTGGTCAAGTGTTAGTTGGAACAATTGCAAATGGTAAAACATTTACATGGAACGCTGGAGATGCTGCAAGACTTACAACAAGAGCATCTACAGCTACATCTGGTTTTTCTACATCAGCTAATCCAACAGCTACGAGAGTTACACTCGTGTCACCTACAACACGTCACTTAATTCATTTAGGTACAGAGACAACTATTGGAAGTACTGCAACACAAGATAATATGTTTATAAGATTTTCTGACCAAGAAGATATAAATGATTATACACCTACTGCAATCAACACTGCAGGTACACAAAGACTACAAGATGGTACAAAAATTATAGGTGCTTTAAAAGGTAAAGATTCTATTTTAATTTGGACCGATAATGCATTGTATACGATGAAATTTATTGGTGCACCTTTTACTTTTGGATTTGAACAAGTTGGTACTAACTGTGGATTGATAGGTAAGAATGCAGTTGTTGAAATTGATGGTGTAGCTTTTTGGATGAGTCCAAATGGTTTCTTTATGTTTGATGGTACGGTTAAATCACTACCATGTTCTGTTGAAGATTATGTTTATGATCAAGCTGATACTACAAAAGGTCAACAAGTATATGCAGGTTTAAATAATCAGTTTACAGAAGTTGTTTGGTATTATCCATCAACTAGTTCTGCGTATAATGATCAATATGTTGTATTTAATTACGGTGAACAAATGAGAGGTGGTGTTTGGTATATTGGAACTGAAGCTAGAACTTCTTGGATTGATGGAACTGTTTATCCAAAACCTTTCGCAACTAAATTTAATGCTTCAGCATCAGGTAGTTTTCCTGAAGTCATAGGAGAAGATGGTTTAGGCCAAACTACTTTGTTTGAACATGAAGTAGGAACTGATCAAGTTAATGCAAATGGTAGTACGACAACAGTTACATCATTTGTAAAATCATATGACTTTGATTTACAAGCTAGTCAAAAAAATGCTCAAGGTAAATCTACAGGATCTACACTTTCTGGAGATGTGTTTCTAGCTATGAGAAGATTTATACCAGATTTTAAAGATCTACAAGGTAATGCAAAAGTAACACTTGGTGTTAAACGTTATCCACAACAATCTGAAACAACAACAGCACTTAGTCCTTTTACAATTACTGCTACCACCG